GTTGCGCCAGATGCAACAGCACTGGTAGTGCTGGCACTGAGTGTGACAGTGTTGGCAGTTTTGGCTGCAACTGTGGTGCCGGTAGCGACACCTGTGGCTGTGACGAACATGCCCAGGTCAATGTTGCTGGTTGTGGCAAAGTTCAAAACGGTTCCAGCTGTGGCCTGTGCGCCACTGGTGGTTTTTGTGGTATTTTGTTCGTTGATGCCGAGATACTTATGCACCAGTATGCCGGTACCGCCTACAGTAAATAATTCGCTTATTTTCCTGTCAAAGTATTTGTAGTCGTTGCTATGGGCTCCGTCTTTCCAAACTGATAATCTTGGCACAATTGTTTCCTGTTATTTTATATTTAGCGGACACCCAAATTGACACAAATTAGGTTTTGCTATATACTAGTACTATGAGTGATTTTAATTCGCTGGACGATTGGCCCGCAATAGATACTCAAATTAGACGTAATCTATGGGCCATGTACAACTTGACCAACAAACGCCAAATGGAACGTATGTACAGGAACTTGGAGTCAAGCGTAACCGAACTTAGCCAACTAAACGTAGAGCGTCGCAAACATGGACACAGTGTTCGCTACGACGATCAGTTAGCAAAAGTACAACAAGAGTTGCAAGAATTGCAATCGTGGCTCATGTTTGCAACACTGCTTGACGAAAAACCCAAAGAATAGTATAATTATATTTTGTACAACTCAAGGAGCTTGCTGTGGCACTAGCACAATCTATCAAAGCACCCAAAAAAGCCCCACCCAAAAAACGCGATCCATTGTTTGCTGATGAGAAGCACACAGGTCGTGAGCCAGTGTGGGACACTGAACGTGCTCTAGCAATGACGCAAGAAGAGTTTGATCATCACTTGCGTAAGAGTTTTTTCTACTACAATTACTTTTATAGTGCCAAAGACCTAAAAAAGTATGTTGCGGATTGGATGAAGGACCATTACAGCAAAAACGAAGTCAGTCGTTTTATTCGCAGTAGCGATAGATTGCTGCCTATTACAGTATGCAGCTTGATCAAATCACACAAGCAGGGCATGCCGTTGCGAGCAAAAGAACTCAGTTATGTAAAAGATCGCCTATACGAGATCATCAACAGCGATATACCCGACGAACCCGCAGCAGAACAAAAAACAGTAGCACCTGCAGCAGTCAAAACTATTCAGGACAGACTGAACGAAAAAACCAGTGAGCACCTGGGCCATTTTGAAGGCTTGTATGATGAAGTGGTTGCAGGTGGCACAGTTGATCCCAAGGCCTATGATTACCTTGTGTCTAACGCAGTACCACAGAGTCAAATCAAAAAGTTTGAAGACCTGTTCATGGCTCGCAAAACTGAACTGGGCGAAGCACTTGGTCGAGCCGATGAGCAAATAGTAGAAGCATACCGTCATTACAAAGCAGCCGACTACAAGCGTCATCACGCATTTATACAAAGCATTCTGGATGCGCTGGATCAGTATCGCAATGTGAAAAAGGCTACCAAAAAAGCCCGAGTCAAACGTGCGCCCAACAAAGAAAAAGTTGTCAGCAAGCTCAAATACATGCGAGAAGAAAAGACACTCAAGCTGGTGAGTATCAATCCTGTGGATATCATTGGCGCACAAGAGCTGTGGTGCTACAATACCAAAACACGCAAACTGTACAAGTATATGGCTGACAGTGTAACTGGGCCATTGGGTGTCAAAGGCACTACACTAACCGGGTACAATGAATCCGCAAGCATTGGCAAAACACTGAGGAAGCCCGAAGAAAAACTCAAAGAGTTTGCCAAAGCGGGCAAAATACAGTTGCGCAAGTTTTTAGAAGATATCAAGGCCACAGAAACACTGGGCAACGGCAGGCTTAATTCGGACACTGTTCTCCTTCGAGTACAATAAATACTTGTACTTTAGGAACATGGATGTCTAACCCTTTTACTGGTAATGTAGTAGCGGACACTACATATTTTTACGCTAACGGCGTCTTAAAATCCGATAGTCTTTACAATCCGGCCACAGGAACAGGATCGGGTCACATTGAGTTTGATCCAAACGCACAGTGGTTGGACAGCCTCAACAAACGCCGTTCGGATATCACAGACTATATCCGCATGCGCCTAGGTGATGGCATAGTAGATGTTGAATTGGACAAAGAACACTACGACATGGCTATCAATCAGGCCTTGGTCAAGTATAGACAGCGGGCAACAAATAGTGTGGAAGAAAGTTACGCATTTCTAAAACTGTTTCCGGAAACACAAGAAATCATATTGCCTGACGTGGTCATGGATGTTAGAGCTGCCTACAGACGCGGCATTGGTTCAGTGTCGGGCACAACTGCCAGCCAATTTGAACCGTTTGCAAGCGGATATTTGAATACTTACATGCTGGTGGCAGGTAGAGTGGGCGGCTTGCTCAACTACGAACTGTTTGTGGATTATCAAAAGTTGGCCATGCGCATGTTCGGTGGTTATTTGAACTTTACGTTTAACAAAGTGACCAAAAAGCTGACCTTGATACGTAAAATTCCATTTGCAGGCGCTAATGCAGATCCTAACGGATTTGAAGATGTGCTATTGCATCTTTACAACTACAAACCAGATGCAATGATACTGAATGATGTACAGTCATTTCCGTGGGTGCAAGAGTACGCCTACAGTTTTGCTAAATTGATTGTGGGTGAAGCTAGAGAAAAATATGCCAGTTTGCCAGGGCCACAAGGCGGAACACAGTTGAATGGTGCCACACTCAAAGGTGAAGCCAAGGCAGAAATGGAAAAGCTGGAGCAAGAATTAAAAGATTTTGTTGATGGGTCAATGCCGTTAGGCTTTGTCATTGGATAATGAAGATTAAAGATATCATACAAGAAAGCGTGGGCGAACTCAAAGATAGCCAACGCAGAGCCACTAGAGGCTTGAACAGATTCACTGACGGTAAAAAATGGAACAGTGATTACACACTGTATAGACTGGGGCTGGCACTAGCAGCTACCGACGGCAAAACCATGCCCGAAGTTGATGAAGAATCCTGGCTTGGTAAATGGAAATTGACAGCGCCTTACAGTCAAGAAGAGCAAGAAATGCTCAAATTGGCTTACAAAGCAGTTCATGCCAATCACGAAGATATGAATCACGGCGATCTACGCAGTCAAGAAGGGCCTACTGTTCACAAAGACAGTCCTGTGGCCAAGCCTAAAAAGAACCGGTACGGCGTTTGACTTTGTGCAACAACAGTATTAAAATGCTCCTTAGGGGGCATTTTTTATGATCATAGGAATCACAGGCTTCATCTCTTCCGGCAAAGACACAGTGGCCAATTACTTGGTAGCCAAACACGGTTTTGTTAGAGACAGCTTTGCCGGCACACTTAAAGATGCTGTGGCACAGGTGTTTGGGTGGGATCGGGAACTGCTGGAAGGACTCACACCCGAAGCCAGAGAGTGGCGCGAACAGGTGGATCCTTGGTGGGCCAAGCGGCTTGACATGCCCCGACTTACCCCTAGATACATGCTACAACTGTGGGGCACCGAAGTTTGTCGCGGCGCATTTCACAACGACATCTGGATTGCCAGCCTGGAAAACAGACTGCGTAAAACCACTGAAGACATTGTAATCAGCGACGTGCGTTTTCCCAACGAAATAGCTGCTATTAGAAAACACGGTGGCATGTGCGTATGGGTCAAACGTGGTGCATTGCCCGAGTGGTATGACTGTGCGCTACGAGAAAATACCACACACGAAGATAGGCAATGGCTACTAGAGGATGCTGGGCAATTGATGCCACAGCGATATCCCAACGTGCATCACAGCGAGTGGGCCTGGATTGGACAAACTTTTAATCACGAAATCGAAAACAACGGCACTATACAAGAACTTTACAGCAAGGTCAATAATCTGCTACTAGCGGACTTTCACGCCAGGTAGTTTTAGTAGAGTTAAGTTCTATCCTGCAATTTGCACACACACTACGCAAGTTGATCCAGTTGTTGTTTTTTAAATTGCCGTCAAGATAAAAAACAAATATTTGATTTGAATTTTTGGCTTTAAAATTGCAACGCTCACACACAAGTTTTTTCTTGTATCCTGTCTTGGTCCAGCCGGGCATTTCTTTGACTTGCCTGCCTTTTCTAGCACAACTGGCACATGTTTTTCTGTAATAGGTTTTTGCGCCCAATTTGTAATTGACTGCTGCAGGATTACCGCGACATTGAGTGCAGAGTGGTCTTTGCATACCTTTATTTATAAGTAAAACCTTTTAAAGGCACCTCATCAGAGCCAAATTTATTATCCTTTTTATAAATACAAACAAATGTTTTGTTAAAGGATAAAAACATGGCACTAGTATCCCCAGGTATAGAAATAACCGTTACAGACGAAAGTCAATATATTCCAGGTGCAGTAGGAACTGTTCCTCTAATTATTCTAGCAACTGCTCAAGATAAAACCAATCCATCGGGCACGTCGGCTACAGACACTACTGCTGCTCGTGCAGGTAAGTTATTGACTTACAGCAGCCAGCGTGAATTGATAGCATCAATGGGCTATCCCAGTTTTCAACAAAGTGCAGCAGGCACTCCATTAAATGGCGACGAGCGTAACGAATACGGCCTGATGACTGCCTACAGTGTGTTGGGCAACGTCAATAGAATCTATGCAATTCGTGCAGACATAGATCTAGACGAACTTGAAGGTACAAGTGTTCGTCCAATTGGAGCTGTAGCAAACAATACACATTGGATGGATTTGACTGAAAGTGTCTGGGGAATCAATGAATGGGATGCAATTAACAGTCAATTCACCCTTAAAACTCCTTTATTGATTACTTCTATTGCCAATCAAACTCTATCCGGTGGCATTTATGTTCCTAATGACTCAATTGGCCAGATTGGAAGCTATGCAGTTTCTTTTGGTACAGGTAGCAATGCAATTTTGTTTTACAAAAATAGAAGCAATGTCTGGGTAAGAATTGGTACTAGTGCATGGGCACAAAGTTGGCCCACAATCAAAGGCACTGTGACTTTTGCAACTTCCAGCACAACTGCTATTCCGGCAAGCAGTCCGGCCGCTGCATTAACAATCAACGGTACCACAGTAACAGTTGGTAACACAGGGTCAGCCAGAACTATTGCGCAGGTAGTTTCAGCAATCAATGGTGCTGCAATTGATGGAGTCACCGCTGCTTACATTGAGGGCAGACTAGAATTATATGCCACAGATGCAGCCGAAAGCAATGGCACAACAGCTGATGGAAAAATTCTAATTTCTAATTCATCAGGCACTCCAATGGCAAGTCTAGGCTTGGGCTCATCTGGTAGCAGCTATGCAAATCCAAAATTGACTTTTGGCACTTTTGCTGAGATCCCGAGCTGGCGCAGTACAGATACAGTACCTCGTCCAAGTGGTAGCGTGTTTATGAAACTGGGTGCCACAGGCAGTGGTGCTGATGTAGTTATAAAGAGATACAATTCAACCACACAAAGTTTTACCACACTAGGTACAGAATTTTTTAATAGAGCAGAAGATGCAATTTTTGGTCTAGATCCAGCCGGTGGCGGCAATGGAATTGTTGCCGGAACAGTGTGGATTGCATGGGATCCTTTGCGTGACAATTCTGACGCTTTCAAACCATATCGTAGAAGAGTAACAGGTCAAACTGTTGTGAGTGGCACTGCTATTGCTGCAAACCCATTCACTGCCAGCGACGAACTTACCATTGCTGTAACAGAAATTGGATCCAGTGACGTAACTGATTATACAGTGATTTTATCTGGAACTTCGCAAGCAAGTTTTATATCAGATATTTTGGCGTTGAATATTCCTGAAATTACTGTTAGTGTAGAAAACAATATTATCACATTTACACACATTTTTGGTGGTGATATTTACTTGACAGATGTAACAGGAACTCCAACTGCTGATGCAGGATTTTCAAGTAGCACCACTGGAACCATACTGTATGGCAATATCTTGGCACTCACAAACTGGGAGTCATTGACATATACATACAGCACAACCGAACCATATCGTGCGCCTGCAGATGGAACATTATGGTATTATAGCGACCCTGCTGCTGTTGATATCATGATTAATGATGTAGGTGGTTGGAGAGGTTATAGAAGTTCATACTGGTCCGGTAAAACTGATGCACGAGGATACACATTGTCCAACACTGATCCAGAAGGTGTTATTGTTAGCGCCAGCGAACCACAATTCCAAAGTGATGGTGTGACAGCACTGGTAGCAGGTGATTTATGGCTTGATAGCGGTGATTTAGAAAACAGTCCTGTGATTTATCGCTATGATGGCACAGATTGGATTTTGATTGACAACACTGACCAAGTGGGACAAAACGGCATTGTGTTTGCTGATGCAAGATGGGACACTGACGGAACCACTGATGTGATCACAGGTTCATTGCCTGCCATCACAGAATTGCTGGCCAGTGATTATCTTGATCAAGACGCTCCTGATTACAGACTGTACCCACGTGGAATTCTGTTGTTTAACACACGTCGCAGTGGTTACAATGTAAAACAGTTTGTGAGCAACAAGTTTAATGCCAATGCTTACCCTACTTTACCAACAGTACCTGGAGCCGGCGGTTCATTGCCTACCATCAAAGACACTTGGCAGACAGCAAGTGGATTGAAGGATAACGGAAGCCCTTACATGGGTCGTCAGGCACAAAGACGCATGATTACAGCAGCCATGCAGGCAGCATTAACTGCCAGCACAGAAATCAGAGAAGATCAATATCAGTTCAATTTGATTGCTGCTCCAGGATATCCTGAATTGATTGACGAAATGGTTGCTCTAAACAACGACCGAGCTCAAACAGCTTTTGTTGTTGGTGATACACCCATGCGTCTAGCACCCAATGCGGTAGATATTGTCAATTGGAGTAATAACACCAATGGTGATGGATTGGCTACAGCTTCTCCATATCTGGGTGTATATTATCCAGCTGGCCAGTCTTCAGACTTACAAGGCAACAGTATTGTTGTACCAGCGAGTCATATGGCATTGCGTACAATTATCTTCAATGACAATGTAAGTTATCAATGGTTTGCACCAGCAGGCACACGTCGTGGTTTGGTGGACAATGCAACCAATGTTGGATACATTGACAGTGCCACTGGAGAATTTGTATTTGACAGTATTAGACCAGGTCTAAGAGATACACTGTATGAAAATAGAATCAATCCAGTGACCAATTTGCCAGGAGTTGGCTTGGTAGTGTGGGGTCAGAAAACTAGAAACCCAACCACAAGCAGTTTGGATCGTATCAATGTTGCACGTTTGGTTAATTATCTACGTACAATTTTAGCCACTGCTGGTAATGCTTTCTTGTTTGAACCAAACGACAAGATCACTCGTGATCAAATCAAGAATGTTATCAGTGGTGCAATCAATGACTTGGTTTCCAAGCGTGGTATTTACGACTATTTGGTAGTGTGTGATGATTCAAACAACACTCCAACACGTATTGCACGTAACGAACTATATGTAGATATTGCAATCGAACCAATGAAAGATGTTGAGTTTATTTACATCCCAATTCGTTTGAAGAACCCAGGCGACATTGCAGCAGGAATATAATATGGGTATATATTGGGGTCTAGGTGGCCCCAATAGTTTCCAATAAAATTTTGGTAAATACCTATAACAGGAGAATAAAATGGCAATTGCCTCATTAAACAAATTTACAGTTCCTTTAGCCACAAACCAGAGTGCCAGCACACAAGGTTTGTTAATGCCAAAACTTAAATATCGCTTCCGTGCGGTATTTGAAAATTTTGGAGTCAGCACAGATAGAGTCGAACTTACCAAACAAGTAGACAGTATCAGCCGTCCCAATTTGAACATGAATCCATTTGCTATTGATGTGTATAACTCAAAAGTCAATTTGATTGGTAAGCCCACATGGGAACCGGTCAATGTAACTTTACGTGATGACGCTGGCGGCAACGTAAGTAAATTGGTTGGCGAACAAATTCAGAAGCAGTTTGACTTTGCAGAACAAAGTTCTGCAGCGGCCGGAATTGATTACAAATTTATATTGAGATTTGAAATGTTAGATGGTGGTAATGGTGTTCATACTCCTAATATTTTAGAAACATGGGAACTGTATGGCTCTTTACTGGCCACAGTCAATTACGGCGAAATGGCCTATGGTGAAAATGGTCCAGCCACAATTACTCTTGGTGTTGTCTATGACAATGCAATACAGACTCCAACTGGTACAGGCATTGGCACACTGGTAGGACGCACATTGGGTACAGTGATTACTGGTGTAACCTGATAATATTTTTACTTTTACAGGCCCGGTTTCGACCGGGCTTTTTTTTGAAATAAATAATATAAAGTGGAACAATATGCCTAATATTTTTGATGGTTTTTTAACACAGATAACAAAAGGCGACAGTGTCAAAGATTTTAGACACGCCAGTCGTTTGTTTGTTGATAACAATTATGAACTAGCTCCAAAATACACATGGTTGTTTCATGTGTATTTTGATTTGAATCCTGAAGTTGCAACTTTGCCAGAAAGGCAACAAATTGAAGCAGGCATGTTAGTTAAGTCAGCTGATCTTCCAAAATATAGAGTTGATACAAAGACATACAACAATTATAACAGACCCTATGTAGCACAAACCAAAGTAAGATACGAAGAACTCAATATTGTGTTTCATGATGATTCTGCAAATTTGATTAGAAAACTCTGGTTTGATTATTTTAATTACTATTACCGTGATATGGATAACAATTACGGCGATGCTACTGGTGCGTTAAACGAAGTCTATAAAAAAAGTAATTTACAAGTGTTGGGACAAAGAAATTTATACAACAAGTTTGGATACAGTCCTAGAAAACAAAGTTACAATTCAAAGAATTATATCAATGCTATCAGGATATACAGTCTTCATAAAAAAAGATTCAGTGAATACACAATTATCAATCCAATTATAACTTCATTCAGGCATGGAACACATGTTAATGGACAAGATACTACATTAGAAAACACTATGACCATTGCCTATGAAAGTGTGCTTTATGCCAGTGGATCAGCTCGAGTGGCAAGAGGATTTGCTGATTTACACTAC